TTATCGTTGCCCTTCTCATCACGCTCGACTTCGCCATCCTCGTTGGTGCTCGCAGCCCAGCCGAGCCTGCGCCCTTCGGGTGAGAGTTCCATATACCGCTTGTCGTTGTAGGTCTCGTCGAACGCGCGGATGAACATGGCACGCTGCAAGCCGGTGCACTCGGCCAGGGTCTTCGGCCCGCCATCCTTGCCACCGTGTTGGAGGTCGTGCAAGATCTCGCTGACGTGCGGGTTCTTCTCGGTGTTGTAGTAGCCACTGACCGGGCCACCCTTGTCGGTGTTGCTGCCGGTCTGTGACCACTGGTGCATCTCTTCCGACCACGGCTTGTCCTGGTGGTCGCGCATGATGTCCATCGTGCGCTCGGCCAGCGACACGTTCTGGAACCAGTCCTTCTGCGGAGACAGCACAGCGATGCAGCCAGCAATCTGTTCCGGGGCCTTGCCGTAGCGGTCGGCCAACGCTTCAGTGATGGCATGCGCACCGTCATACCAGAGCTTCGCGCGGTCGCGGTCTTCCTTGCTCATGCTGTCGTGCAGGTAGACCAGATTGCGCGAGCAGTGGTCGATGTATTTCTCGCAGATCTGAGCGGCTGTGTCGTTAGGATCGAGCTTCAGCCCAGGCGTGTCGCGCACGAGGTTGGCTACCTTCTCGATCGGAGTCAGCACGCGCCCACCTTCCTGCTCGTGCTTCTCGACGACGGCCGCGTTGAACTTCTGGAGCATCTGCTTGGTGTTGCCAGTGGCGTCGTATTTCGCGTTGCCCAGGATCTGCGCGAGCTTCATCTCGGGCGTGACGATCACGGCCTTGCCATCCTCGCCCTTGACGACGTGGCCCTGGCCATCGGTCAGCTTCTGCTTCTTCTCGACGACGGCCTTGCTGAATGCCTTCATCATGCTTGCCTGCGTCGGCGGGTCGGGCAGCTTGAACCCAGGCACGCGCGCGAACAGTCGCTCCATCTTCTGCTCGGGCGTGATCGTAGTGGTCTCGACCTTGGTGTCGCCCTTGTCGGTCACCGCGAGCTTCAGGGCCGCGTAGTCGGACAGGTGCGTGTCGGTGTCGGGATGGCTGGTGGCGTTCTTGCCGCCGACGATCCGGGTCGGCAGTTCCTTGTTGCCCAGGCCGGTCATGAACTTCCCGTGCTCGTCGCGCGGGTGAAGGTCTTCCTCGAACTCGTCCATGGCCAGGGAATCGAAGGTGAGCAGGCCGGTGGCCACCTGGAAGCCAGCCTTGCGCAGGCTCATGGTGAAAGCGAAGTCGGCGTGGCGCATGCAGCGCATCAGGAAGCCGAGCACCGTCTCCCTGGCCCGCAGGTTGAACTGCTCGACGTAGTGGGCCTCCAGCCGGTCCAGCAGCCCGCCCAGGACGTGGGAGGGGAACGTGGCTGCGTGGACAGGCTGGTTGACCTCCCAGAGGCCCTGGATGGCCCCCAGGACGTGCCGGTGCATGCTGGTGATCTGCGCGTCCAGGTTCCGGGCATACCAAGCCCGCACGGCCGCGCTGGGGTGCACGGGCGAGAGCAGGATCGGGTTCGGACCCGGAGCGCGCAGGGGCATTCTACTGACCGTCGCCGTTCGAGACGGTGCCGCCATCGGTGCCGTCGATCTGGCCGGTGCCGGGGTCAACGACCTCGGTCGCCGGGTCAGCGGCCACACTGACGATGCCTCCGTTGACGATGTTGGCGATCCCGATGCAGGGCTGGTCCTGTAAGCAGAGATGCTGGAAGGTAGCCTGTGCGGTATTGACGTTCGGGTCGGTGACCGAGCGTCCGCAGCACTGGAAGATGTAGGTGGCCATGACGTGCTCCTAGAAGCTGTAGTTGATGGTGCGGAGGTCACCGGCCTGCGTGGTGACTGCCCCTGCGGTTATGGAGGTGACGGTGAAGTTGACGCCAGCGACGATGGCCGTGACAGTAAGGTCACCGAGCGCGGTTGATGCGTTGAGCGCGCCACCCGTAACGATGATGTTGCTGTTGGCCTGCACGCCTGTGTTGGCAATGGTGACCGTGCCCGCCGCCAAGGTAGCGGTGCCACGGTTGAGGATGGCTGCGCGGGGTGCGAGGACGCTCATATCAGAACCCCACCGAGACGACGACGGCCGCAGAGGCACCGCTGATGGCCTGCACGTTCGCGTAGAACTGCGTGTAGCTGGTCGGGAACTGCGGTGAGGCCGAGTCGCTGGCAACTGCACCGTTCGGGCTGAGGGTGGCGAGCAAGGTCCAGCCCACACCATCGACCGAGCCGTAGATCAGCACGTTCGCGGTGGGCGAGGTGGTGTTGCTCAGGGTGGCCTGGAAGGTCGGGTTCTTGCCCTTGACCTGGATGCCGCTGCACACGTTGACGCAGTTGCCCGTGGCAGTCTGTCCTGCGGCGGGCGTGAAGTAGAATGGGTTGCCGCTCATGTTTTCTCCGTGCCGGTAGTGGGGAACTGGAAACTGAATCCTTGCTCACGAAGCGCGGCAACCAATCGCGGCCCTTCAATCTTGTGATCGAACTTCGTCGTGGGTGGCGAGATCCTGGCTTCCTGGTAGAGCATCAGCAGAAGGGGCTGACACTCGAAGTTGAAGAAGCGCACGATCTCGGTCTCGGTCATCACGCACCATTCGCTTTCAGCCCGTGAGCGATGATGGCCGCGTGGTGCGCGTCGATGAACGCGCGGTGCACATGGCCCAGGTTGCTGGTGGCTGACCCCAAGGCCGCTTCGTGAGCAGCCAGTGCTCGTTGATGCGCGTGTTGCGCCTTCACATGAGCAGCCTTGGAGCCAGCGGTCCACGCGCGGTTCGTGGACCTCTGCGCGGCTGACGAAAGCTTCGTCGCCTTCGCGAGTGGGGAGTCGTGCGCTCCACCGATGCCGCCAGTGTGCTGGTTCCCGTTGAACTCGTCCTCAGCCATCGCATCCAGCCAAAGCTGATACGCGTGGTCCTGGGTGATCGCGTCGCCGGGAGAATTGAATGCGCTGTTGGTCTCTGCCGCGTTCTCGGCCTGTGCCTTGGCCTGGGTGCCGCCCGCCAGTGCCTTCGCACCCTTCGCGCCTGCTGCGCCCTTCGCACCCGGTGGCGGCACGCTGCCCGCAGGGGGTGGTGGCAGGCCGAGCTTGCCCTCGGGGTGATCCACGTCCAGGTCGTCGTAGCCACTGTCGGGATCCGCAGCGATCTTGCCGCGCACTTCCTCGGGGCTGACCGCGCCGATGGTGACGTAGACCTGATCGGTCTCGCCCTCGGACTTGCGCATCAGGGCCTTTTCCTTCTCGGTCTGACTCACGAGGTCCACGAAGTCGAACGTGATGTCGTCGTAGATCTCGTCGAACAGGGACAGCATGACGAACTTGACCAGCCGCTCCAGGTTGGGCCGGAAGATCGACTCCTGCTGGTTGTTGACGTGGTTGTTGTAGATCGTGATGTCGCCCTCGGCCGTGCTGTTCAGTCCGGTGGGCGTGATGCCGAGCAGGATCGTCAGGGGCGTCTTCGCGGGCACGGCCATGTGCTCCTGCGCCTGCGCCTGAAGCTTATCGAGACCGGACAGGCTGGTCTCATGCTTCTCGAATGCCTCACCCTCGTTGTCCAGCACCATCAGGCCCTGGTTGTCGCGCAGCGCGTTGAACATGCGCGCGCGCTTCAGGAACTCGTCGTAGCCCTCGCCTTGCAGGATCGCGGACAGGTCCGTCTTCAGCACGCTGCACGAGAAGTTCTTGAGCAGACGGCCGACGCTGTCGCGCGTGCTCATCCAGTAGTCCACATACGGCTTGGCAAGCTGCGAGAGCGACATGCCTGAGAAGTTGTAGATCGGCTTGAGCAGATCGGGCAGCGGGCGCGAGACGAACGTGAGCATGCGCGACGCGTCCACCTTGTTGCCGTAGACCCACCAGGAACTCGGCTCGTAGTAGTCCTGGCGCAGCGGGAAGGTGCTGTTGTAGGCTGCGGGGTAAGTGGTGATAGGCTCGATGACCTTCAGTGCCTTGAGCGGGTGCTTGCGGTTGACCTTCTCGTGTTGCAGGACCAGCTTGCTCGCAAGCTCTTCGGCGTCGTGCGTCTCTTCGTCACCGAAGTCCAGGTAGATCTGGCCACGCCCGAAGAAGCCGTCGAGCACAGCGCACCGCTCGAACATGCTCTTCACATGCAGCCGCACAAACTCGGCCTCGATCTCCTTGATCTCCTTATCGTGCTTCTTGTCGCCCGTGCTGCGGAACTTCACCCACTTGCGGCACATCTCCTTGGCCGTGCGCTCGCTGATGTCGCGATACTCGCTGATCTGCGTAAGCTCGTTCAGGTAGGGGAAGCCGGGGAAGCCCAGGCCGGTCATGCCCATCGTGTGCTGGTTGTCGTAGCTCTGCCACATGGACGCGACCTGATCGTCCATGGCCATGACGTGCTGGTCCAGCATCTTGCCGTCTGTGCACATGACCTTCATGGGCGGCACGTAGGGCTTCACGGTCCACTGCGGCACCGGCATCTCGTGCATGCGGAAGATGCCTTCCTTGCCCTCGTTCTCGTCTTCGAGACGCTGGATGAAAAGTTCGTTGATGCTGCGCTTGTATTTCTTCTCGACCTGGACTATCTCTACGTGGTGCTTGTGACGACGCCACGAGCACACCATCAGTGCCCAGTAGCCTGCGCGTTTGCGATTGAGCCAGGAGAATGGATTCATGATTGCAACTCCACAAGCTTCAAGTGAATGGTTGCGGTGTTGCCGTCAGTGGTAGCGGAAACCTCGTAGCCGTGTGATTTGAAGTAGCCGCCGATGAGCGCGCACACAAGCTTGAAGAACTCCGAGAATTCGCCATTCTCGAAGCCCTGGTCAGTAAGCTCGATGTTGCAGCCCGTGCGGTGCGCTTCCTGCATCGCGTCCAGGGCCTTGATGATGTATTCCGCAGCCATCTCCACAGCGTCGTCCATGATCTTGGTCTTGGCTTTGTCGTCGGTGTGGGGTGTTGGTGCGTCAGGGGTCTTTGGAATGACCAGCGGTGCCGCAAGGCTGGCAGCAAGCAGGAACAGTGCGGCGACGGTGATCATTTCTCGGTATCCTCGGTGACGCTGTCCTTGTTGTCGTGCTTGACCGCGATGCGCACTTCGCCATCGTCGAACAGGAACTTGTAGAGGCCGCTGTCAAGCTGCGCATACGTGCCTTTGCGGCCGTTGATGTTGAAGGGCTTCACGACGGTAGTCATTTCTTGTTCTCCCATGACGCCGCGATTTCCTTGTGCACTGCCATGACCTCTGTGTAGACGTGCCACCATCCAGGCTTGCCGCTCTTCAACGCAGCCAGTTCAAGCTTCGGCTTGTCGCACACGGACAGGTGCGCGTGGATCTCCGCGAAGGTCTCGTGCATGGCCGTGATGCGACTGCCGGACTTGTTGGCCTGTTCATCCGTCTCCTTGCTCGTGGCCTTCCAGTAGGACGCGCTGTAGTTGCTTACGCCATCCTCCTGCTTCAGCATTTCCATGTTGTGGTTGTCGAAGACGTTGCCGAACCCTTCCTTGTCGATCGTGGCTTCGAGTGCTTTCTTCTCAGCCGTGAGTGCGACGTTCGCCGGACTCTTGGGATCCGCAGCGATCATCTTCTCAAGCTTGTCGTGCTGGTCTGACTGCGCGCGCAGCCGGTCGAGCGCAGCCTCGAAGAACATGTGGCCGCATTCATGGGACAGGGTCTCGCGCATCTTCTCCACGGGCTCTTCCTTCATTCCGTTCTCGCGGATCACGATGCCGCCGGTCTGAGGATCGAAGTGCGCAGCTTCCTCGAAGTTCTTCTCGTCGCCCACGTTGAAGTATTCGTCTTCCTTGCTGTAGGAAATCTTGCTCTCGGGGATGCCCTGCTTCTTCGCTTCGTCGCTGATGGTGGTGTGCAGCAGCGCGATCTTCTCCGCGTCGGTGCTGGTCAGAGCGGCTCGTGTTGCCTTGGCCACGCGTGCACGATCTACGCGCCCCGTGCCGCCCGTGTGCTGGTTGCCGTGGAACGCGTGCCCTGCGCCCTCGCCATCCTGCGTGATGCTGCACCGCTGGTCGTGCGCTCCTACTTTGCGCCCGCTGCCTTCAGCCCAGCTTTTAACGCCGCTAATACTTTGTCGCCATGAAGCTTCAGTTGCTCCGGTGTCCATTCGTTTAACGGATGCTTGGACGGTGCTGCGGATTTCGTCTCTGAGGTTTTGGTGGTGCCCGTTTTGGTCGTCATAGCCATGCTCCGCGATCTTGTGGAACTCTGAAATTGCTGTCGCTGAAATCTGCTTTGGGTTCTCGCTGTATTTCAGGATCGTGCTTTTTGTCGCGAACTCAGAGACTTCGTGCACATCCTTGATCCGTCCCGCATTCTCGAACACGCGGAACGCTACGCGCTTGTCACCGTCGTAGTCCTTCATCAAGCGCAGGGCAGTGAGTGGCGCGCTTGAGTGCGCAGTGGCCAGAACGTCTAAGCCCACCACACGCCCGTGCTCCTGGCTGTTGGCCCGCGTGATGGTCTGCGCGACGGCCTTCTGCACGGGACAGAGCACAACGTCATAGACCACTTTGCGCCCGGTGCTCAGAGCGCGCTCGATCTTGGCGTGCGCCTTGTCGTAGTTCTGCATCGTGCCATCCACCAGCGTCTGCGCACCCGCGTCAAGCTTGAAGTTGTCGCGCACCGTGCTCTTGCCTGACCCGCCACCACCGGCCAGGAACACAACGTGCTCGTCCGCTTCAGCGACGGGCATGTCCATGCGCGCGTTGAACAGCTTCTCTCCGAACTTGCTCACTTCCTCATGGTGCACGCCAGCCACGCGCGCAGGGTCCGCAAGGTAGTTCGGGTCAAGCTGGCGTGCGAGGTCCACGTCGATCTTGCGGCCACCATCAGACTCTGGGATCGCAGCGTATGCGGCCAGCGTCGCGGGATCGTTGTAGAGGTCGTGTGCTTCCTTGACGATCTCCGCGTCGGTCTTCTTCAGGGGCGACTCGATCTTCTTCTCACCGCTGCCCGCACCGAACTTGCCGTGGTTGTCACGCGGATGCTGGCCTTCGTCGAACTCGTCCTGCGCTAGTGCCTGCGCAATCGCGTCGTAGTCACTCTGCGTCTTCGCCATGACCTGGGAAGTAATACTACAACGCATGCCCTTATCAGCCAGAGCAAGTCGCGAAGTAGCCACATAGCCGCTCCTCATCACGCACCGATCGCTGCAAGGAAGTCATCACTGATGTGCATGCCCGCGCCCTTGGCCATAGCGATCTCCATCGCGCCGACGAACGCGTCCACGTCATCGTCGTGCTGGGCATTGGGGAAGTTCGCGCAGTTGTCCACGAAGCCAGCGACCCATGCGCCACCTTCGAGGATCGTCACGAAGCCGGACTCACACGCAGGACTCACCGTGTCCGCGCGCAGCACCTTGTCGGTGGCCGTGATGGTCTCGAAGATCGGCACTGTGCACTCGCGCTTCATGGCTTGCACTGTGGCCTTGCCTGACGCGCTGCCGCCGCCTTCCACGTAGACCTTGTTCGGCTTCCACTTGTCGTATTGCTGCTGCACTGCGCGCTTCACATCGGGGAATTGCAGCTTGTCCTTCCACACGTCGATGACGTAGTAGCGATTGCGCGCGATGCCGAGCGTGACGCATGCCGTGTAGTCGTCCTGCTTCTTCTCGCCCAGTGCCGTATCCCAACGCTGCACGATGCGCAGAATGCCAAGCTCGCGGAAGTATGCACGACGCTCGCTCGGACCCATGTCTGCGGGCTGCTTCGTCGGCCGCAGGAACTTCCACCATGTGCGGTTGAACAGGTTGCCTTCAGCCGCGCTGGGACGTTGCTGGTAGAGCGAGTTCCACACCTTCGAGCCAACACCCGGCTCGTCGCTCGTGCCGACCTTGATCTCCATCAACTCCTTCAGTGAATAACGCTCTGCATGCAGCGGGTCGCCCTCCTTGCGCAGTAGCGTGCCGTCCTCGTCGAACTCGTCGTGCTCTGCGACGGCCGGGAATGAAATCACTTCCCACTGCTCGCCGCCCTTCTTCATGTTGTCGAGCAGGTGGCCCGCAATGTCGAACTCGTGGCGACGTGTGATGATGAGCATGATCCCTGCCCCCGGCATCTTGCGGGTATAGAGGTCATTCACATACCAATCCCACGTCGATGCACGCACGGTCTCGGAGAACGCTTCTTCGTTGTCCTTGACCACGTCGTCCATGAGGATGATGTCGCCACCGCGCCCAGGGATACCACCGCCGCGCCCTGCGCTCTTGTAGACGCCGCGATGATTCACGACCTCGAAGATGTCGCTATTGCGCAGATACGATCCATCAGCCACCGTCCTGATGTTCTTGCCCCACAAGCTTGTGCCTGGGAACAGGTTCTCGTATTCATCGCTGCATATCACGCGCTGCACGTCGCGGTTGATACTGGACGCGAGATCGTTGCCCCATGACGTGCCGATGAAGTTCATGTCAGGGTAGCGACCCAGGCAATACGCTGGGAAGCGACGCGAGACGATCTCGGTCTTACCGTGGCGAGGGGGAGCGAACACCAGCATGCGCGGGCCTTGCTTGTGCACAACGCGATCGAGGAACCGATCCATGCGCCTGCACAGCAATTGCTGAAACCAGCCTGCGAGGTAGTCCGGCTTCGTGTAGAGAATGAAGTCGAGCAGATTCGTGCGCGCCAGCTTGCGCTTCACGATCTCACGCACAGCGAGAGGCAGGCTAGGTCTTTGCACGATGCGCCTCCTGCACAAGAACCCCACACTTCGCCAGGATCTCATCCAGTGTGCGCAACTCCTCGGGTGCTAGTGCACTGAGGTCAAGCTGCTCTTCCACGCCCATGGTCTTCTGAATAATCTCTTCACGCTTCGGCGCGTCCATGCCCAGGTAGTTCGCACGACGCTCCATGATGCGCAGGATGCTGTCCACATAGCGCGGGTCACGCCGATGCGGCATGAGGCCCTGCACCATCTGGTCACACCGCTCAAGCTCAAGCCTGCGCAGATGCTTGGCACCATTCATCTCGCTGGCATCGAGTGCTTCGAGGGAAGTCTTCAGCATGCGAATAACCTGTGTGCTGCTCACACCGAGACGACGCGCGATTTCACGCTCAGACAGGCCAGCAATGCGCATCTGCAAACATCGCTCACGACGATCCTTGGCCAGGATCATGCGGGGGTGACGGGGCGAATTCACAGCAATGGTGCGCTTCCGCTTCGTGGGCGCGGGTGGTGCGACGGGCGCTGTGGTGGCGTTCGCAGCGGGCACAGGACCAGCGGCCACGGGGGCTGCACTCGCGGGTTGTGCCTTCTTGGATCGCGCCATAGGGGCAAGTATGCAGTCGCGCAAGGGCACCAGCGCAGCCTATCCCGTGCAAGGGCAGCGAATCCTAATCCGTAACACATCTAAGCCGAATCAAAACACGAAAAGAAAAATAACCTGTTTCGGAATTACGCATTTTAAAACGGAATCCAAAACAGAAACCCAGCTATACAGCACAAGGAAAATTTGAATTCAGTTTCGGAATTACGAATTATTTCTTCTATACTCTTTATAGAAAGAAGAAGAAATATATATATATAGATATACTCTTAGAAAATAGATCACTATTTCTTATAATCTATTGGGAGAGATGGGTTGAAAATAATCCGTAATCCGAAACAAGCGTTACGCATTATTTCTTACAGTGGTGCGGGTTTGAGGCCTCTGTTACGCATTCTGGAAACGCCGAACGAGCGTTCGGTTTTGTGTAATTTATTGGAAGTTCATGGCATTTTCTCCCAAAACACGCAATGAACTTATCATCACTTTAGTGAATCATTCTTGAGAAGATCAAGACATCTGGTATAGGTGCCGGTTTTTACCTACCGCGCATAAGCCCTGGTTGGGTGGATCGGCGGGCAAAATAACTTAAAAGTAATACGAGATTTTTCCTAGCAACCGACCTATCATTCATCACCACCCGTTTCGGTTCACCTTACCCGATTCACCACCTTAGGAGCCAGAATATGCTGGATTTCAAGCAGGTAGCAGAGCTTGCGCTGGAGGCCTGCGGGGAGTTCGCCCAGCAGCTTCCGGTCAAACATCGTGAGAGCGCGGACCAGCGCATCATCAGCCTCAGGACCATGCTGGAGGCCGCGCAGCCGGTCGAGGCACCGAACCCAATGGCCAAGCACTGGGAAGCCTACCGCAACTCGCAGCGGTTCACGGTCGAGCACATCGACCTCGTCCGCGAAGAGAAATGCCAGGAGGACAGCATCGTCTCCAGCTACGCGGCCCTGACCGGCCTGACCGGCCTGAAGGAGAGCACCCTGCGCCAGCGCATAGCCACGGGTCATGGCGTGATCAAGCGTCTGTCCAAGCAGTTCACCAAGGACCACCAGCCCATCCAGTTGATCATCACCCGCATCAATACCCGATAGAGGTCAGCATGCCGAAGAAGAAGCTTCCACCGCAGGAAGCTTTGGTCCTCGCGCTTGCAGACCTCGAACGGTCAGACCTGGACGAGTCCGACAAGGACGCACTGGGCATGATCGCACTGAGCGCAGCGGAGACCAAGGCACTACACCCCTCATTCAAAGAAATTCCGTCGCTCTACATCCCCTACTTCGATCCGATGACCGGCAAGCTCTTCGTCAATCATCCCGGTGCCCAACCCTACTCACGCGTTCGCTATTTGAAAGAGCAGACCGATCTGGCCAGCGTCGCCACCGGCAAGTCGCAACGGTATGCGCAGGCACCTGGGACCGGCCTCGCGGCCTACTTCCCCAGCAACGTGACGAACTGGCCAGAGATCTCCCAGGATGTGCGCTACCCGATCCACATCACTGAGGGTGAGAAGAAGGCCGCGTGCCTGTGCAAGCACGGCTATCCAGCGATCGGCCTGGGTGGTGTGTGGTCATTCATGAACGGCAAGGAGGGTCAGGAATTCCTGCCCGAACTGAAGGCGATCAACTGGTGCCGCCGCCGGGTCTACATCGACTTCGACAGCGATGCCAAGACCAAGCCAGCCGTGTGCAAGGCCGCGAGCGTGCTGGCCGAGCGGCTGGCTGCGCTCGGTGCCTTCGTCTACTTCGTCGAGATGCCTGAGGTCGTGGCGGGCGGCAAGAGTGGCGTGGACGACGTGCTCAAGAACATGGCCGACAAGCGCGACTTCGCACTGATCCTGAAGGAAGCGAAGATGCTCGGCATCACCCGGACACTGTGGGAGATGAACGAACAACTGGTCTTCGTGCGCGACATCAATCAGGTCATGGAGCGCAAGACCAACCTGAAGATGCGCCCTGAGGCATTCACCAAGAGCCTCTACGCGAACGCCACCGTGTTCGAGTCCGAGATCAACGACGATGGCACGGTGACCATGAAGCGGGTCAATGCGGCCGACCGCTGGATGAAGTTCCCGTGGCGTTGCGATGCGACCGGCCTCGCCTATGCTCCAGGCGCACCGCAGGGCTTCATCAACGGCAGCGGCTACTACAACACATGGCCGGGATGGGGCGTCGAGCCGGTGAGGGGCGACATCTCGCTGTTCACCACGCTGGTCGATCAGTTGTTCGAGGGACAGCCCGCAGCGAAGCGATACTTCCTCCAGTGGTGCGCGTGGCCGTTCCAGCATCCGGGCGACAAGATGTATGTGTGCGCGGCCTTCTACTCACTGGGTCACGGCCTGGGCAAAAGCCTGCTGGCCTTCCTGCTCGGTGCGATCTATGGCAAGAACTTCACGGCGATCAAGGAGAAGGATCTCACCAACACATTCAACCCATGGGCAGAAGGCTGTCAGTTCCTTCTGATTGACGACGTGACAGGTTCAGACAACCGTGCGCACGCCGACATGATCAAGGGCATCATCACGCAGCACGACAGCATCGTGAACATCAAGTTCGTGAGCCAATACAAGGTGAAGGACTGCACCAACATCATGCTCACGTCCAACAACCCGACAGCCTACTACCTGGAGAACGACGACCGCAGATACTTCGTCTTCGAGGTCACCTGCAACCCGCTGTCTGATGCTTTCTATCAGTTGTTCGACTACGCGCTCAAGACTGAACCCACGCACAAGTTCCCTGCGGCTGTGCACTACTACCTGCTGCACGAGATCGATTGCAGCGACTTCAATCCTCACGCGCGGGCCATGCTCACCCAGGCCAAGATCAGTATGATCGAGGAGGTCAAGACCGACGTGGCCTCATGGTGCGACCGCTTGAAGGTTGACCCAGACCACGCGCTGCTGGAGCAGACGCCCAGCATGCAGAAGAACGGCCGCGTGGACGGCGACATATTCACCAATGCCGAACTGTTCAAGTTCTTCGACCCGGACAGAAAGACACGCGAGACACCGAACTCGCTCGGTCGTGCGCTCACCCGCGCGGGCATTCGCAGGGTCAATGGGGATATGCCGGTGCGCACCGTGCGTGGCCCACAGAAATACTACGCAGTTCGCAACGTCGAGAAGTGGCTCGCCGCGAAGCCGGACGCACTGTCGAAATACATCAACTCCCTGTATGGGGAAGGAGGGACAAAATGATCATGCTGCTCAACCGCGCGTTCGCTGCAAGGAAGGAGGTGTAGCCATGGTGGACCTCGCTCGTGAAGTCAAGATCCGCATCATGGACATGCCTGAGGTCGTGGCGATCCTGCGCAGTGCGGAGGACACCA